ATTTTGTATGTTCAAATACCTTTTTACTATGTTCAGATGAAGTTAAAATTAAATCCATTCTATTACAACCTTCAATCCATTGAGGAGCACAAGCTGTTGTTTCAATCCCAGCTGTAAGTCCTATATTATACACTCCTACTTTTTGAAATTCATTAGGAACTGTTACTTGACACCAAATATCAGGTTTTGCTTGTAATTGAGGAACAACATAATCTAACATAAATTCCCATTCTGGATGGTCATTTAAAAATCCCATTCTAGTTTCTCCCCATCTTTGAGATAAAATTTTAACTTCATATTTATCTGATTCTATTAGAGCTTTTACAAAATCTCTAGATCTTGCCCCATATCCTGAATAGGTGTTTACGGGAGCGCTTATAACAAATGTATTTTTCATTTAATATTCTAATTTGTGGTTTAATTGTCTTGTTTTATAATCTGTATCTTTCGAAAATGTGAAAGATTTTCTGGGAGTCCAAGTTGAGAATAATTTATCAATACATTTAGTAAAATTCTGACCCATTTTTTCAGCTGTAAACCCAGCTTCATCACTCATAGCCCATTCTCTACCAGAATTACCAATTCTTTGTCTTTCATCTTTAGACATTTTATATAGTTCTACAATTCTATCTTTTGCATCCCTAAAATCACATCTACTATCCCAAATATAAGGAGTAATTGGAGAACCAACCATCCCCATAGCTTTAGGATAAACAGATAATGCCCATTCTCCGTGTTCTGTATAGGTCCCAAATTGATTAGAAGGCATTTCAATAGAATTAGTATACCAATTACCTTTTTCATCAACAAATCTCATTTGATCTTGCATACCACCTGTTACATTAGCAATAAATGGGGTACCTGTAAGTAATGATTCAGTTAATGATAATCCCCAACCCTCAGCTGCTGATAATAATATTACACCATCAGCCATATTATAAAGATAATTCATATGAGTGTATGGAAGTTTTTGATTGGAAATTACTACAGTTTCATCATCATCACCAAATAGATATTCAATTACTGCTGGTAGGTCTGTTCCATGATCACTTACAGGATCTGTGTGTAGTATAAATAATACTTTTTCTTTTTCTTTTTCAGTTAAAGAGTCTACAAATAATTTCCAAGCTGTTAATGCATCTGGGATTGATTTTCTTCTAATATTTCTTGAATTAAAAAATAAAATAAAATCTCTTTCTTTTCCTAAAGTTAATGCATTTTTAAATTCTTCATATTCTTTATTATAGTCATCAGACATTGGAAAGAATTTTTTATCATCTAACCCATGAGGAACATATTCAATAACTTTATTACTTGCTTTATCACCTAAAACAATTTTATTAATAGCTACTGTTTGTTTAGAAATACCAAATAAAGCATCACAAGATTCATAAAATTCCTCATTATATTGAGGTGCAGGCATATCATCCCAAATGTTAAGATACGCTATTGGAATTTTAGCTCTAATTTCATCTTCCATTTGGAAAACCCATTGAAAATATCTTGGGTCTGTAATTAATAATATAGCATCTGGTTTTTCTCTTTGAATTACTGCTCTTAAAGTATCAGGATTACCATACCCATCTACAGGATATAAATTACAATAAGCATCTTCAACTTCCATTTCAGTTTTGATATGGGGAGCAAAATCTTCAACTTTACCTTTATCAGGATGTTTTACTGAACCTGCAATTTGACACCAATTATATCGATGAGCAGTATTTAAAACAATCTCTCTTCCAATTTGAGCAACACCCGAATGAACTCTAATATCATCCGTGAGTAATAAAATTTTCTTTCTATCACTTTGTTTAATATAACCTTCTTTCATTTAATTTTATTTAATTATTAATTTCTAAATTTGTTTGAGAATTTATTTTTTTTCTAAAATCTTCATCTGTAAGATACAAAAAGATAGCTCGATCTGCAAGTTTTTGGAAACTAAATTTTCTTTTTACACATTCGATTTTGAAATTTTCAAATAAATTACTTTTTACTTTTACACTAGTAAGTGTCATTTCTTTCTTGTCCATAATTTTAATTTTTAATGTATATTTATCTATACGTATGTACGGATTCTAAAAAGTTGCCGAACATAAATGCGTTTTATTAAAAGGACACCAATTACAATTATTATTAGGGTTATTAGGGGTTGGTTGATGGTCTACATCAGCATATCCTTTTTGATTAAATACTTTTGTAATAAATTCATCTAAAGCTTTTGTAGCTCTATTCATTTTTACTTTTCCTGAAGCCGGAACAAATTGTTGTATTCTAGGAATTACATAATCTTCACTTTCATAAAGTCTTCGTTTAACAATAAAAAATTCAATGTTTATATTTTCTAAAGGTATGTTAAATGTTTCACTAAAGAATTTTTTATATAATATTAATTGAAATTGTTTATCCTCATCTTTTTTGGCTTTAGCATTCCATCCAGATGTTGATGTTTTTATATCAAGTATATGAAATTGATTTGTTGGTTCATGGTATAGTACAACATCCAAGAAACCTTGATATAATACGTTGTTATAACGTTTATTAGGCGATATCATTATGGGTACCTCACAACCTGCAAGATACCAACCACGTTTGCTAAAATATCTACTTCTATTTTTCTTTAAATAATTAATAATAGTAACCCCATCATCATAAAATTCTCTTAATTGTTCTGGGGTACTAAAATGGGTTTCATTATTTTTTTTATATTGTTTGGCATATTCTTCTCTTAAACAATCTTCAAACATACCTATAATATCTTCTCTATCAGCAGCTGCAGCACTTTTATCATACATTATTGTTAAATAGTGCTGAACTGCTTCATGTAGAGCTGTACCAAATATTGTGTGAATTGTTGGGGTATATTGTTTATGACCTTCTTTATATTGAAGTGACCATTTTTTAGGACATTGTCTAAACATAGAAAGTTGAGAATATGAAACATTTTTTTGATACCCATAGTTTAAGGGTTCTGGTTCATAATTTCTAATTTCTTTTACAATACTTGGTATCTTTTTCTTACCCATTTTTATATATTATTTTACCCATTTAATATAATTAGTATAATAAGCATAACCGTGTACTATATTAGTACTTAAAAATACTTCTAAATCAGGATATCTAGATTTCATTATTCTAGGTGTTAAATCTGGTTGGTGGTGAATTTCTGATTCTACTCCACCAACAGCTCCTTGTTCATGTAGATAAGGAACAGCTACCATACATTTAATTCCTTTTGATGTAATATCTTTGATTAATTTTTGTGCGGGTTCAACTTTGATATGTTCTAATACATCTCCAATTATGATATAATCATAATCATCATAATCAAAGTTTAGAATATCTCCTACAATAACATTATTGTAATAACGATGAAGGCCATATTCTTTAATATAGGGTTCATGAATTTCTAAAGCATCAATATGTAAATCTTGTAAATTTGATCCCCATACTCCAATCCCAGCTCCTACATCTAGGATTTTATTTCTATAAGGAAGATGTTCTAGAACTACAGTACGAATATGTTCATACATTACATCTTTAAAAGTATTAGTACTTGATGGCATTTTATTTAATTTAAATTGTTGCTATTATTTTTTCCACTTATTACGTCCTACTAGTAAACCAATTATACCATAATTAGCAATATCAATAAAAGTATCTTCCATTCCCTCTCCTTTAACAAAATTTCTTCCATTAACTAAAAGATTTTTTAAACGGGATATTTTATCTGTAAGTCTAATAGCTAAACCTGTTAATGAGAATTTTTTATCATCTTCATTATTTATAATGTCTCCCCCTAATGCAATATTGTTTAAACCATAATCCATATGTTTGCGAGCAAACATTTCATACATTTCTGATTGGATTTCTTTAAATTCATTAGATAATTCTGGGTATTCTGATTCGAATATTTCTATGGTTGATTGGGGTTGAGATTTTTTATCATCTATACTATCAAAATATTTTTCTACTGTACTACTCATTGATCAAGGTTTTTTGGTTAAAATAAACTTTTAAAGTATTAATTCTGTCATCAGCATCCACCAACATAGTAAGAGCTTCTTCAGCATTTTTATAAAAATCCTCAGTAGAATGATCACCAATACCTACTGCTTTATTACCCAATAATTCTAGTGATAATAATGCTTTTGATTTATCAGCTTCTGCAGATTTCATAAGCATATTAAATAGTTGTGTTGTCATATTTTAAATAATTTGGTTATTTCTTTTTTTTCTTTTCCTATAGATTTAAGAATGTTTTTAATTTCTTCTTTACCTATAATGTCAATATAATGATCTGCTTCGTGGGATCCAACTTCAAAATAACCAGCTATTAATTCAACTAACTCTTTATTTTTTGATTTAATTTTAGATTTAATATACTTATTCCATACTTTTTTCTTAGGAATCATATTACAATAAAAATTGTAAATACCTATTTTATCTGTAGGTAAAAATCTTTGAGCCATATTAGATATCTCTATATTGCTTTGCCCCATAGACATAAATCTATGAACCATATAAGAATTCCAGCTCTCCCAATCTTTCTCACTAAATTGAGAGGCTGGAGTTTTCCTAACAGTAATTTCGTCTAACCAATCCCAAAGCTTCATTAGGCAATGATATGATCTTTATACTCTTCTCTTAAATCCGCAGGGATAGTTTCATTTAAAATTTTACCTGTTGAAGGGTCATAAAATACTGGAATTGGCATTAGAGCATCTTCTTCAGCTCCTACTACGAATTTAGATACTTTACGCAATAATACTCCTTGTTGAAATACTACTCCACCTTCAGGTGTTTTCATAGATGTAGTGTTTTTAACATCTACATTCATGTTCATTTGTTGTTGTTGATTTGCCATTTTTTTAATGTTTTTTGTTTTGTTGTTTAAAATCAATTATAAATCCAATCGCTACTAAAATATTAAGACCTACACTAGCGATTATTTCATGCAAGTCTTTATATACATTTAAAGATAAATGAACATGCCCAATCATCCAAAATGGAATAGCCATTTGTTGGCTGTACCATATTAGGGCAAATTCAATAAATTTTTTCATTCTACTTTTATTACGCATTTAGGAATAAAATAAGTTTTTAATTTAGTATCAAAATATTGATGTTTCAAAGATTGATTAGAGTCATTTTTTATTGAAATTTCTATAGGTGTAATATCAAAATCTTCATTTAAAATATTATATGATTGTTTTGCTATATTATTTACTACACCCCCATTAGGATTATTAAAAAATGAATATATTCCTTTAGGTTTTAATAAATTTTTAACATTTATATCAAATTCTTTTTGAGATTCTAACCAAGTATCAAAATATATTCCATCAAATTTAGGTAAATATTTTATTACTTCTTGCCAAGGTTTAAATATAACTTTTACATTAGGTTTTTTTAACCAACCATCTTCAATTATTTTTCTTTGTACATCTGGGTGGGATTCTATTATCCAATGTGTTTTAGGATTCCAATTTTGGATATAGCTATCAATAAAACCTAACCCAAATCCTATATTAAGAATATCTCCCCCATTTTTACAAATTTCAAAAGCACTATATTTCATAATGTTTTCTTCCCACCCCATCATAATAGCACTACCATTTGAATCTAATAAAAGATTATCATCAGTATATGTTAATTTTTCATTATGATAATTAGGGTTAATATTCATTATAAAGTAATTAATTGGTTAATTAAAGCCATACAGTTTATTTCTTTATCAATTCTAAAATTAGATTGGTAAGTATATTCATTAATGTAATATGCTACCATTCCTTCTTTATCTGGTGCAAATTCATGAGCATTATCATAAAGATAACGATATAACTCTTCAAAATCTTGAACATTAGCATCTGCAATTATTTGTCTAATAGTTTTGAAAGATTTGGATTTATATGTTTTAGATTTAGATAATTCACTAACTACTTCAGACATATAATTAGATGATACTAATATAGATTTATCAATCTTTAATTTGTTATCTTGGGTTGATAGTTGAACGGTATTTAAACATTTACGTAAATCAGGGTAGAATTGATTAACTATGATTTTAAGATCTTTTATATCATAAGTTGTACCTTCTTCTTCCATAATCCAAGCAATATGTTTTGCTACATCAGTTTTAGTTGGTGGAACTATTTTTAATGTTTGACATCTTGATTGTAATGGATCAATGATACGTTCTACATAATTACAAGTTAAGATAAACCTAGTAGTACGCGAAAACGTTTCAATGACATTACGGAGAGAAGCTTGCGCCTGTATAGTAAGAAAATCAGCTTCATCCAAAATGACCACTTTAAGTGATTTAAAACTAGCTGATGATGCAAATCCTGAAACTTTATCTCTAATTGTTTCAATACCACGTTCATCCGAGGCATTAATATAAAGATGCTCACAATCAAGATTTTTAACAATGAGTTTAGCAAGAGTTGTTTTTCCCGTTCCTGCAGGTCCATAAAATATAAGATTTTGAATATCGTTTTGTCCTAGATATTGTTTAATACTTTTTTTAATATGATCATTCCCTACATAATTATCTAAATTAATGGGACGATACTTCTCTACTAATAAACTATGATTCTTATTCATACGTGAATATAATAACTTTTATTTAAAAAACCAAATTTAAACACCTTGTCTAAATTCTCCATACATACCATATACTTTTGGAGATTCTTTTTTAACTTCTACTTCTGATTTTTGGATAGCATATAATTTACTATCCATAGGATCTAATCTAAAAGCACCATTAAAATTTGTTTGATGAAAAAATGCTTCTAAAGCATCTGTTAAATTACCAAATACTTCTTTTTTAGGGTCCCCCACAAGTGACCAACGGTCACCTGGGGGTACTCTAGTTGCTATTAACTCATTATGTTCTATTATTTTTTTATCCATAATTAAGACATTCCATCTGGTGTTGGATCTTTCTGATTAGGATGATCAACAACAACACACTCTGTTAAAAGAATAGTTCCGGCTACTGAAGCAGCATTTTGTAAAGCTGTATATGTAACTTTAGAAGGATCTAAAATTCCAGCATCTTCCATATTTACTACTTTTTCATTTCTAATATCGTAACCCGCCCAATAATCATTACCTGAATTAATTAAATCATTAGCAATAATTTCAGCTTCTGTTATAGAATAACCGGCATTAGTCATAATTTGGGTAAATGGTTTTCTACAAGCTTCTTTAACAATATTAGCTCCAAGATTATTATTTTCTAACCCATTAGAAGCATACAATAAAGCAGCTCCACCACCTGGAACTATTCCAGCTTCAAGTGCTGCTTTTGTTGCATGAAGAGCATCATCTACTCTATCTTTCTTCTCTCTCATTTCAGTTTCAGTATAACCACCTACATGAATAATAGATACTCCACCAATCATTTTAGCTAATCTATTTTGTAAATGTTCAACAATATAAGGTGTAGTTTCTTGATCAATATTTTTCTGGAGATCTGCTACTCTACTATTAATAGCATCAGCTTCACCTTTACCATCTACAATTGTTGTTTGTTCTTTAGTAACAGTTACAGTTCGTGCTTCACCAAACCAATCATAAGAAAATTTATCAAGTTTCATTCCTTTATCTTTGTCAAATACAACACCACCTGTTAAAGTAGCAATATCTTCAAGAAGCAACTTTTTTCTATCTCCAAAATCAGGAGCCTTAACAGCAGCTACTTTAAGAATACCTCGTGCTTTATTAACAATTAAAGTTGCTAAAGCTTCACCATCAATATCATCTGCTATAATAAGTAAAGATTTATTAGCATTAGAAACTCCTTCTAAAATAGGAAGTAAATCTTTTACTTGAGTGAATTTATGATCTGCAATTAATACATAAGGATTTTCTAAAGTACATGACATATCTCCATTATTAGTAACAAAGAAATGTGATTTATATCCTCTATCAAACTGCATTCCTTCAACAGTTTCAAGATAAGTATCACCTGATTTGCTTTCTTCGATATGAACTACTCCGTCTTGTCCTACTTTATCAATAGCCGCAGAAATAAGTTTTCCAATTTCAACATCATTATTAGCTGAAATAGTAGCAATTTGTTGTAGTTGTTCTTCACTACTAATTTCTTTACTAATATTATCTTTAATAACCGAAACAATTTCATTAACTGCTTTATCAATATTCCTTTTAATTTCAACAGCATTTTCACCATTATTTAAATGTTTTAATCCTGCTTTAACTAATTCTCTAGCTAAAAGTGTTGATGTTGTGGTACCATCTCCTGCTTTATCTGCAGTTTTTAAGGCAGCTTGTTTTACCATTTGAGCTCCTAAATTTGGAATTAAACCATCTACTGTAATATTTTTTGCTACAGTAACACCATCTTTAGTATGGGTGGGTTTATTTAATTCATTATAACCACTGTTATCAATTAATACATTACGACCATTAGGTCCTAAAGTACAAACAACAGCATCTGCTAAGGTATTAATACCTTTCATTAATTCAGTCCTTGCTTCAGTACCGAATCCAATTTCTTTTTTATAATCTACTGGCATTTTTATTTATTTAATTGTTAATTTTTGCTAATATTTGATTTTCTGGTCCTACCCAATATTCTTCTCCTTCATAAGGTAATTTTGTAAAACCCTGTGTAGGTAATACTACTATATCTCCTACTTTAGTTATAGTTTCATTAAAACTACCCATAAGAGTATTTTGTCCAGGTCCTACAGAAATAACTTCTCCGGTTTGATTTTTGTCATTACCCATATCTGGAACTATAATGTTACCATGTTGGGTTTCATCTGCCTCAATAGGTTTAACTATAACGGCATTAAATAGTGCTTCTAATTTCATAATTTGTTGTAATTTAATATTTCACTTAGTTCATTTTTAATTTTATCCCATTCATCTATATACTCTTTTATACTTGTATAATGTTCTTTATTACTATTAAGTTTTTCCTTGTAAACTCTTTCAAGTGCTTTTGAAAAATTAGAATAGTGAGCAACAGGTTTTTCATAATCCTTGCCTTCACTTCCTTTTTCTAAATATTTTGCTTGGGGAGTTACTACTTCATACACTGTGTAACAGTGAGAATCTTTACCTATGTAATAGGGGTCCATTTTTGGATCTGTAATCTTTGACATATAACTATTTTTTATTTATTATAACGTGAATATACGAACAGAATCAATATAAGCCAACCTAAGGGCGCAATTTAGGTTACTTAATTTTAATTGTTTTTGTTTTGGCTTCTTCAGCTAATGGGATAAAAATATTTAATAATCCATTTTCTAAAGTAGCATCTATTTTTCCCAGATCAAATTTAGGAGCTATCTTATATCTCAAATCAAATGATTTTTTTGATAATCCATTATAGATAGTACCCTCATGGAATATTTCATCCTCTGGTTTTTTATAACTAATTGCTAAAATATCTCCTTCGATGCCAAGGTTAATATCTTTTTTAGTTAACCCAGTACAGGCAACTTCAAAATAAAGTCCTTCATCATCATAAAAAATATTAAGGGGGTGGGGTTGTTTAGTATCTAAAGCAGGTTGAAATGTGCTATCAGACTTAAAGTGGTTCCTAAAAAGGATGTCAAAAGGACTTATATGCCTTTCTAATAATTGTAATGTACTCATATCATTTTGTTTTTGTGTTGTCTTTCGATCAACGGTTAATAAAATATAAAACGTGCGCCCTAGGGTCGGTTTATTTGATTATACGTATGTTAAAATTCAGTTTCTGCTTTTCTTACCATAAAATAATTTGAAGAAATTCCATCTAATGAAAAATCTAATTTCATTAATCCCATACTACTTAAAAATAATTTTCCACCATCCATATCTTTATTTGATTGGAGAATGGTTTTAAAAGTATCTGAATTAAAAGGTAATTTTATATCTGTTTCTTTAATATCACCTAATATTTGATATGTAATTTTATTATTATGTCCAGATTCATCACCAAACACAAATTCTACTACATTTTCACCATCTAAATTAGTTGTTGTAGTTACTAACATATTATCAACTTGGGATAATGCACTTTTTGCTTTAATAATATTATCAACATCCTCTTGAGTTAAATCTAATTCAACAACCCATTCAGCTTGGTTAACTTCACCTACTTTATTAATTAACAAAGGATCAGATAAAGCATAATTAAGATTAAAATTTAAATCAGATATTTTTAATTTAGTATAGATAGCATTATTTTTTTCTAATTCTAGTAATAATTCACCATTACATATATTAATTAAACTTGATAATTTTTTAGTATCATAAATTGCTAATTTACAATCTTCTAATTCAAAATCAGAACATTGCACATTACCTATAACATCCTTAGTAGGTGTCATAAAATCAATATTTAATGAATTATCTTTAATTTCCCATTTTACAGATTCATTAACACCAAGATAATACTTGTTGATAATGCTTTGAATTGTTAGTTTATTTATCATTTTTTAGAATATACTTTATTATTAATTACTAAAATATCTACTATATTGTTATCCAAATGTACGAAAGCTTCATTGGGATGACAAACTATAGGTTCACCATGTACATTAAAACTTGTATTTAATAATACAGGAATGCCTGTAAGTTCATTAAATTTATTTATTAAATTATAAAATTTATGATTTGATTTGTCAGTTACTATTTGTATGCGGGCTGTTTTATCTATAGGATGAACTACAGCTGGTATTTTATCAATCCAATCTTCATGAGTATCATATAACATAGTCATAAATTCAGCTGTATATTTAGATTTATCAGCTTTAAATACTTTATCAGCATACTTATCTATTACAACAGGGGCAAATGGCATAAAATCATTTCTCTGTAATCTATCATTTACTTTTTTATAAGTACCTGGTATGCTGGGATCAGCTATAATACTTCTATTACATAATGCCCTAGGACCATGTTCATATCTTCCTTGGAACCATCCAATAACTTTTCCTTCTTTCAATTCATAAGATAATTGATTATTAGAAAGAGGTCTTATATTATATTTAGTTTCATCTACTTCAAATTCATCATCACTATAAGAAGTACCTAAAAATGTATTAGTTAATTTAAAAGGTTGAAAATTTGGATTTAATTTTTTATGTACTGTTAAAGCACATCCTAAAGGTAAACCTTCATCTCCCATAGGTGGGGCAATAAATACTTCTTCTACCCAACTTAAATCATTAATTTTTTTATTAAGTTTAACATTTGCAAATACACCCCCAGCAGCAGCAATATTTTTTATATTAGGATATTTATCTTTAATGTTAGTTATTAATTGAATTATTTTTTCTTCAAATACTAATTGACCATTAAATGCTATATCATCAGTTAAATGCTTCCAATATTCACTCCCAAATTCTTTAAACCAAAGACTATAAAAATCTTCATATACCCCTCCTAATAATTTATTTGAAGTATCTTTATCTGTAGTTAAATCAGAAATAGTAATAGAATTGTTAAATACATCATATATTCTTTTATTAAATTTTCCATGAGATGCTCTACCAACTACTTTACCTTCATCTTTAAGACGTCTAAATCCTAAAAATTCAGTAAGCATAGAATAATAATGCCCTAAAGATTTAAATGAAGTATCAATTCCATCTATATATTTCAAATTACCTTTATGACCTATATAAAATTTAGAACTATGATTTTCACCACTAGCATCTATAGACATAACTAAAGTATCATTAATAAACCCACTACAAAAATAAGCTAAATTACAATGAGCTTCATGGTGATCTACTTTAATAAATTTTTCTTTAGGGAATGGTCCTAAATCTATACCATACCACATACTTTCTACTTGATTTTCATCAAAAAATGAAGTTATATAATCAATTTCATTCCAATTAAACTCTTTAAATTTTTGAGTATTTTGACCACTTTCATAAGGGAATCTAAAAAAATTGTTATAAAAGTCTTTATATGTTCTAATTCTATTAAATCTTTCCTCTTCAAATGCAAATATGGGTTTACCATTTTCAGTATATGCTAAACCACAACTATGAGATCCTCCTGTTATTCCTAATATTTTCATATATTTAAAATTTAAAAAACATTTCTTTATAGGGATTAAGATTTAAGGTCCATCCTAAATCATTATAGAATCCCTCTAATTTATTTAATAATATAGATTCAAAAATCTTTTTTCTGTCAGCATATTGTTCTATAAAAGCTTCTATTTTTTCTGGAAGATCCCATTCTAGAAAAGCAATTGCATCTATTTGATATGGATTTGGTTTTAAATAAATCCATTTAATTTTATCACCTTGAGTTATTTGACTATGATTTTTATGTAGCCCCCAAAATTTAAGAAGATCATTATATCTAATTACAGCTCTTACAGCTGCTGGAGCACCCTTAGCTACAACTGTAAACATTTCACCAGCTCTTGCTTTACGTTCAGTATATTTATTTAATGTTTTTACTGATGTAGGGTTACCTAATTCTGTTAATGGAATAGAACCATCAAGAATTTGAACTTTAAATGTTTTTACTCTATTATCTATTTCATTTTGTTCAGCTCCTTTTAGAACGTCAACTAAAGTTTTATGAAAAAATTTACCTAATACTGGGGGGAAATTTGCTTTTTTAAATTCAAGACCTTTAACATCAAGTGATTCTTTTACAATACCTTCTTGTTTTGTAATCCATTGAGCATAACGTCTTGTAGCTCTAAAATAAGCTGAACGAATAACACATTCGGTTTTCATTTCTAATCTATGTTTTCCTTTAGCATTAAAACAATCTTCAGCTAATGAACCATAGGAATCAGTAATAATATCTTGATATTTTAAAGCTACTTCTTCTAATACATCATCTTTTCCTTCACTTGACATCTCCTCAAAATTAGGATATAAATGTCTTAATAAGGGTTCTGCATGAATATAAATTGAATCTGTATCTGAGTATGCTACATAATTTGTATCTTCAGGATCACAAATCCACCAGGGAGTATCTTCTAAATGTTTCATAATTTTAATCCTTCTTTAATAACTTTATTCATATGTCTATTAGCTGATAGTGCAGATTCTTGTATAATTCGTTGTCCACTAAGCGTTATAGCCTCAGATAATATAACATTCCCATAACGGAATGATCCAAGAGCAGTAGCACCATATAACGAATTAAGCAAAATCTTCATAGTATATTGCTTCATATGAAATGCAGCACCTAATTCATCATTTCCTGCTTTGTATGCTTTTTTCATTTCGTTTTTATATAAAACTCTCTCATCAAACCATTTCTTTAATATGGTTGATAATACTGATTCACGATTTGTATTAAACAATACACCATTAGCTGATACTGATAGTTCATTTTGTTCTACCATAGCTACTAATCTTCCAGCATTAACTTTAGTTCTGCTACGTTTAGCATTTTCAACAATTAATTCTTCATCAGGATCTTTACGTTTTAAATCATTTAAACCTAAACGATTATTCCTATCATCAGCATCTATAATCCTACCAACCATTGTTTCTTTACCAATATTAATAGTCATAATAATTGAAGGGTATAGTGAAGTTAAATCTTCATCAAATACATAATTATAAATTCCAGCTTTAGGACAAAATAAATAACCCCCTGCATAATTCTTTTTAGATAAAGGATTACGATCTTTTGCAGGAGGGACTATTTTTTTACTTAATAAATAAGCTGAAATAGCTCCATCTTGGGTTTTGGTATTAGCATAAACTTCACTATAGTTATGTTTACCTTTATGAGCCAAGTTTTTTACTAATGACAAATATTCTAATTTTTCATCTAATACTTTTAATATTTCAACATCTCGAAAATTATATTGAATAAATTTAAGTGGATCTTCTTCAAATAATTTATCTAAATTTCCTTCATATTCAATTTTATTAATACCAGCATATTTTTCTCCAATAGCATCTAATTTAAATGAAGGTTCATCTTTCCAACTAAACTTTTTATGTAACCTCATATAATCTAAAGATTCAACCCCAGCAATTTGTACATATTGATCTTTAAACCAAGGTGTTTCTCTAACATATCCAATTGGAGATAAATAGCGAGCAACATCATCACCTAATACATTACACATTCTATAATATAAATAAGGTATATCAAAATAATCACTATTCCATCCTACTATAATATCAGGATCTATTTCTCTAAATCGTTCTAAAAATTTAAGTAATAATTCTTCTTCAGTTTTACAAGGAATAATTTCTTTGGTTTTAGCTTTTGTCCTTTTTAAATTAGATTTTGGATCTAAAATTAAAATAGCCCATTCATCTACTTGTTTGTCATACCAAGCAATTGAAGTAACTTTTTTAGGAGCTGATTTGATATAATCCTCTGTAAGAGCATCACCCATTTCTGTTTCAATATCAAAAAATAATTCTCTTTGGGTTTGAGAAGGTTCATCATTTATCCCATATTTTTCAACTAAGAATTTTTGATATGGAGTCATATCATGAAAGTGGAGTTTGGTATTATCAGACTTCCAATTTGATATTTTTTTTAAGGCTTCCCCATTTAGACCAGTATGTGTTGCTTGAGACTCATCACATTCAATGTAAGCTTGATTAGTCCATTCTACTTTGCTATAACCTGTATCCTCCCAAAGGTGGATTAAGAATTGGTTTCCCTTTTTTCTTTGTGCAAAACATTTTTTATACATCTATAACCTATTTTGACGTAAATATAATGAGGGCTTAACCTGTCTCCAAGCTAAGCCCTAATTATTTTTAAAGTAAGTTTTAAATTCTTATGAATTTGAAATTGGGAAATATTCCATTACTACTTTTACACCACAATCTGCTGACAAAACTGCACTTGTAGTAGTTTGAAAGTATAAAGAAGATTCATTAGCAAACCATAATTGAGCTCCTGGAGCTATTACTAATCCACTACCAGATGTAGTAGCTGCATTTCCTAAATTAGTAGCTACAAATTGGTTAATTGAAATATCTTCACCATTTCCATTTACAGGTGTTGATGCTACAATATTTCCTGGAGTTCCACTTGCATTACCGAATGCAAGGCTTAAAGTACCAGTTGCTGTAACCTCACAATTTTCTGTAAAGAAAACTCCTAAATTTGATACCATTACTCCTGCAGGAATAAAGTTAGTGAGTGTATTTACTGTAATACCAGCTGCGCTTGAAATTGGTATTAATGCAGATTTTCTAAATAATGTTGCTCCTTGTTCATCTCCATTAAGATAAGCAGCAATATCGTTAAATCTTCCTCCTACTGAATCTAGGGGGTTTATGCCGTTTTCAAATTCAAAGCTTGAAACAGCTCTTGGACCATAAGTTGGTTGGTTAAATGCCATAATTTTGTTTTTTTTAATTAATTAATGTTAAATTTGTATACAATTATACATACTTACACTTTATTAAAAATTAAGCATTTTTAATTTCTTCCTCTGTAAAAAATTGCTTCAAATCAGGACGATAGTAATTAATATTCTTCATTACTTTTTTATCACGTGTTCTATAGACAATATAATATCTACCAACTTTTTCATAGTGACACGGTTCCTTTTGTTCCTTTGATCTAAGCTCCACGGTTGCTTGTGCTTCCTCTTCGCTTGAACAAGCCTTAGACATATTCGACCCTTGTACTTCGAGATATGCTGGCCATATTTTATCCTTAAGACCATGTAGCATAGTTCCGTTACCCAACGAAACGTAGGCAATGTCACATAAAGCATCAAGTATTTCAACAATGTTTCCTGTTTCGCACGCTTCTTTGTACTCTTCAAGCTCTTCGAGGATGAAATCGTATACAAATTGCCATTCTTTTTTCTCGGGGATTGTTGGCTCATAATTATTTGGTTTACCCATTGTGTGGTTGAATTCCTCTACTTCACTTACAAATGGTACATTTTTATCTTTACTTCGATTTTTCATAACTTTATATATTGTGTCCTCCATTATTAATTTTTAAACTATCAAAAAATTCTTTACGTGATAAGTTTTTATTATCTCTAAATACACCTGATGCT